TGGTATTGCAGGATCTGTAGAACTAGGAACAGTTCGTTTGAACTCTCGTCTAGATCCAGATGTTGAGATGCTTCTAAAGACATATCGTAGAAACTTTGGTCTGGCTTTCTAATGGCTATTACTAATGTTAACGGAGTGCGAGATGCACTCAAAGCCAACCTACAGACAATAACAAACTTAAGAGTCTATGACTTGATTCCAGATGTTATTGTTCCGCCATGTGCAGTAGTAGGGCAACTAGATTTCACATTTGATATTGACAACATGCGTGGCTTAGACCAAGCATCAGTTGATGTTTATGTGATTGTACAAAGAATATCAGAAAGAACTGGACAAGACAAACTAGATTTACTTTTGGCAGGTACTGGAACAGGTTCCATTAAAACTGCTTTAGAGTCAGATAGATCATTAGGTGGCCTTGTTGATACACTCAGAGTTATAAGTGCAGACAGTGGTACATATGTCTCTGGTGAGCAGTCTTTCTTATCATATAGATACAACCTCACAATTTGGGGCTAAGGAGAAAACAATGCAATATGTAGTATCAGGTGCTAAAGTTTGTGGTAAAGTGAATGGTGAAAAACTTACTACAGATGATATACTTGGTGCAGGAGGAAGTGTTGAACATCTTCTTGCTTCAGGCAATATCAAAGAATCAACAAGTACACCAAAAGCAGTAAAAGAAGAAGCAGTACAGCAGGTTGTGGAGACACTCCCTGTTTTTAATCTAGATAATGAACAAGGAGAAGAACCATGGCAAGAATAGTATTAACCAATGTCCAAGTAATAGTTGGAGGCGTAGACCTGTCAAATCATGTTGCGTCAGTAACGCTTGGAAGCACATATGATGTAATTGAAACCACTGCATTTGCAGGCGGAAATGTTCCAGATGCAGCAAAGACTCGTACAGCAGGACTTGTTGATAACTCAGTAACACTTGAGTTCCACCAAGACTTTGCAAATCCTGGTGCAGGAGAAACTCCAGTAGAGCAAACAATTTATCCACTACTTGGATTAGAGACAAGCGTTGAGGTTCAACCAATTACTTCAGCAACACAGGGGCCAACCAATCCTAAGTACACATTCCAGGCTGTAGTTTCAGAATGGACACCACTAAATGGTGCAGTTGGCGAACTTGCTACTGCTTCAGTTACATGGCCAATCACAGGCGCAATCACAAAGACGACCTGATAACAAATGTCAAAAATAGTCTTAACAAATGCGAATATAACTTTTCAGGCACTTGACTTCTCAGTCAATCCTCCTGTTCCAGTTGGTTCCGTTTATGATTTCAGTGACCATATTTCAAGCGTCTCGCTTGCAACTAGTCATGTAATTACTGAGACTACAGAAGTAGGACAGAACTACAAAAGGGTAATTGCAGGTCTTGGTACTAACACAGTTAATTTTGAGTTTTACCAAGACTTTGCAATTGGCTCTGTAGAAGACATTATCTATGACTGGATAGCAGCAAGAGTGCTTTGCAGAGTAAAGCCTGTAGATTCACTTACATCTGCAACAAATCCTGAATATGAATTTCAGGTTTTGATTAGCGACTGGACTCCACTAAATGCTGGAGTTGGACAAATATCAACAATAAATGTTAATTGGCCAATAAATGGACCAATTACTAAAAATACATAACCTATGAAAAGGGGCAAAAAATGGACGGACTAAGAATAAAGGTAAAGACATCAGATGGACTAGAAGGCACATATGCTCTTCGTCCTAAAACTCTGGTTGCTTTTGAAAATAAGTACAACAAGGGATTTGCTAAACTACTTAGCGAAGATCAAAAACTAGAACACATCTACTTCCTTGCATGGGCAGCCATGAAGGACGGTGGAAAAACTGTTAAGCCATTTGGAGAAGGATTCTTAGACACACTGGAAAGTGTGGAATTAGATTCAGACCCAAATTCAGAATCCACAGAGACAGCCTAACCTATACGGTAGCAATGATCTCTGTGGAGACAGGACTTTCTCCAACAGACTTGCTTGATGCTCCAGATGGAGTACTTGAAGCAATAGTTATTTATCTCAAAGAACGAGCAAAGGATGCGGGTAGGCAATGAGTAATAAAGGAATAGTGCTAAGTGGTATTAAAGAAACACAAAAAGCACTAGAAAAGTTTGACAAAGATGCAGTTAAAGCATTTAATAAACTGGTTAATTCAGAATTAAGTGGTGCTAAAAAAGAAGCACAAGGCTTTGTCAAATCTGCTCCTCCACTTAGTGGATGGAATACTCAGCCTGCCCGTAAGCCTCGTTCTCGTGGTGGTGCAGGATGGCCTTCTTGGGATCAAAGCGTAATTAAAGCAGGTATTTCTGTGTCAAAGGCTGAAAGAAAAGTCCGTAAAGACTATACTACATCTGCAGGAGCGTTAGTAAACCGTTCAGCAACAGGTGTTATTTATGAATTAGCGGGAAGAAGTAATAAGACTTCAGGCAAGAATGGATTTATTAGCAACTTAGAAAGCGATTCAGGAAATGCATCTCGTTTAATTTGGAAGTCTGTAGATAAAAATAGAGAAGCAATTCAAAGAAAAGTTTCAGATGCATTAGATGATTTAAAATTAAGATTACAAAAAAATTTAGAAAAGGAGCGTGGCTAGTATGGCAACAGGTGCAGTATTAGCGAGAATCCTTACCCAATATTCAGACAAAGGTTCTAAGGCTGCTCAAAAGGATATAGCAAAACTTACTAAAAAGTTTGATGATTTTGGTAAAAAAGCAGCAAAGTCTTTTAAAATAGCAATAACAGCCACGGCTGCTCTAGCAGTTAAAATTGGCACAGATGCAGTTCAGGCAGCAATTGATGATTCTAAGTCTCAGGTTATCCTTGCAAATGCACTTAAAACTACTGCAAATGCTAACGGACAACTAACTATAGAAGCAGAAAAATACATAGAAGCAACCATGCTTCGTGTGAATGTGGCAGATGAAAAATTAAGAGGAAGTCTTGCACAACTTCTTATTTCTACTGGAGATTTAACTGAGGCAGAAAGACTTCAGACTATTGCTCTTGATGTTGCGGGAGCAACTGGAAAAGATTTATCAGCAGTAACAATTGCAATGACAAAGGCCAATGAAGGTAATGTTGATGCATTAAAGAGACTATCTCCAGAACTATCTGGATTGATTTATAAAGGAATGAAGGCTGAAGAAGCCTTTGTTCTTCTTGGTGCTGCCTATGGTGGAACAGCAGAAGCACTTGCTAACCTTGATCCTCTTACAAACTTAAAGTTACAATATGGAGAAGTTCTTGAAACACTTGGCTATGAACTTTTACCAGTAATACAAGAATTTGCAGAGTATATAAAGACTGATGTACTTCCAATAATTGATGAATGGGCAAAGTCAAATGGAGGCAGTTTAAGAGATGGCCTAACTGCTGTTATTGAATTATCGTTAGCATTCTTTAAAACAATTGGAGATATAGCATCCTTCCTTGTAAAAAATAAATTTTGGTTAGAATTAGCACTTAATTTCTTTGTCCTTGGTAAAGCCTTTAAATTTATTGGTGGTGGTCTTAAACTTATTGATAAAGGCGTTGGCGGAGTAATTGCAATCTTTAAAGGTGGCACAAAATCATTAGGAAAGTTTAAAGACAAATTTGATGATTTTATGAAGACTGCGGATGAGGGATTCTTTGGTAAACTTCTTATAGGAATTGGCAAAGTCGTAAGTGTAATATCACAACTTATTCAAGGATTTCTTGGAATGGGAATCGCCTGGATTTCCGTCAAGAACATATTTGGTAAATTCTTTGGAAGTCAAGAAAAAGCAATTAAGACAAATGATAAACTTTTACAACAGCAAGCCCTTGCTGGATTTAAAGCAATTGAAGTAGCAACTAAAGAAACAAATGCAGCAAATGCTAAAGCAGCAGCACTTAAAAAAGCACAACAAGCAGCAGCAGCCGCATCAACACAAGACAATAAAGACGCTGCATACAAGGCCAAGGCTGATGCCAAAATATTATCAATCAGAAAACAATTAAACATTACTAAAGACAGTGCTTTAGATAAAGAAACTGACCTTATTAATTTAACAGCAGCAGCAAACTTTTTAGCAAAGCAAGGAGTTATTGCTAAAGAAGAACTTGCCAAACTTGATAGACTAAAAGAAGAGAACTTGCTATTAACTGCAAGAGATACCTTACTAAAAAGATATCAAGACATTCAAGAAAAACTTGCTGATCAAAAACTTGATACTAAGGAAATTGAAGATTTATCTAAAAAGTGGGGCATCTCTGGTGCTGCAGTAGTAGCATATATCCACCTGGTAAAGTCTGTTGAAGATCAAGTAATTAGTACTGAAGAAATTAAGACTCTTGCTGATTTGTGGAATACAAGTGAGTATGAAGCACAAAAGTTCCTTGAAACATACATGCGTATTCAAGATGGTCTTTTAGATTCAAATGAGGTCTTTGCCTTAATAAAGGCTGGATTCTTTGAAACTGAAAAAGAAGCAAGAACCTATGCAGATATTGTTGCAACAGTTCATGATGGAATTGCCAATGATGCAGATTTCCAAAAGGTAATGGACAAATGGGACCTAACCAGAGATAAACTTAATCAATACATTACTAAAATGGGTGCAGACTTTGATTATGAAGGAAAGTTATTATACCCAATAACTCAATTAGCAATAAAGTGGGATGCTGCATCAGGAGCATTACAAAGATATTTAGATAAGTTAAATAGTGCTAAATCATTTGATTATAACAAACTTAATCCACCAGGCACTCCAGCAGGCACTCCAGCAGGCACTCCAGCAGCCTCAGCATCTTCTTCAGCAGCAGCAGCAGCAGTAGCATCCCAAGGAGATGCATTAGCAAGATTTAGGGCAAAAGAAGCAGCAGATCTAGCAGCAGATTTGGCAAAAAGGGCTGCAGAGGTTGCAGCACAAGGAAACGCATTAGCAAGGTTTAGAGCAAAAGAACATGCAGACAATGCAGCAGACATAGCAGCAGCAGCCAAGGCTGCAGCAGATGCAGTAGCAGCACAAGCAAATGCTTTAGCAAATTTTAGAGCAAAAGAAGCATCAGATGAAGCATTATACAATGCAGGACGAACAGCAACAAATGCACAAATGGACTATGATGAAAAACTTAGATTTAGATCAATGACTATGGCTAATGCATCAAGCATTGGCACTGACAGTTCATCAAATGCTAAATCTTTAAATGTTACTGTAAATGTTTCAGGTAATGTAACAACTGAGCAAGACTTAGTTACAAGCATTAGAAATGGTCTTCTAAATTCACAATATAATGGTGATGCCATAACCTTGCAGGCAGTTTAAAATGTCGTTACCAACAATACATGTAGAGATTGACTTTGCAAACGGACCATCATTTGGATATCCTCTAATTTTAGACAATCTTGCTTATGGAATTCTAGGATTAAATATCCTTGGTGATGTTCCTGCAGATGTTGTAGATATTACTGATCAAGTAAGAAAAGTATCTACTCGTAGAGGTCGCAATAGATTGCTTTCTCAATTTGAGGCTGGAACTGCGACGGTAACTATAAATGATCCTAATTCATATTTTTCTCCTGAAAATACATCCTCACCATACTATGGCAAGTTAAAACCTCTTCGTAAGATAAGAATATATGCAGAAGTAGAAGTTTTATCAGTTATAGAAACAGTTCCTATCTTTGCAGGATATATTACTTCATACGACACAACCTTTTATCAAGGTACAAATGAGGATGCTACAGTTACTCTACAATGTGTAGATGCATTTAGACTTCTTAATCAAGTTTCTACAGGTACGGCTCCAGTTCCAGGGGCAACTTCAGGTCAATTCTCTGGATTTAGAGTAAACACACTGCTTAATTTTGCTGGCTTTCCAGACTCTATGTCAGTTTTAGATCCTGGTAATTCTGCTATGCAAGTAGATCCAGGTGGAGCCAGATCAATATTACAAGCAATTCAAACGATAGAGCAATCAGAATTTGGTGCATTTTTTGTTTCAAGGGCTGGAAAAGTTATATTTCTTGATCGTGACACAATTGCAAAAAGAGCAAACTCAACTCCAAGAGAATATTCAGATGTTCTTCCTTTGGCAGCAGGCGTTTACCCATATAGATTTGTAGACTTTGCCTTTGATGATCAATTAATTTTAAATAAAGTTACAGTGTCAACTTTAGGTAACTCACCAGTTACTGTTGAGGACCCAGCCAGTATTGAAACCTACTTTACTAAATCTGGGCAAAGGCTTGACCTTCTTATGCTAAACAATAGTGAGTCTTTAGATCAGGCTCAAACTATCCTTGCTGCGAGAAAAGATGCTAAACTTAGAGTTAACTCAATGACGGTAGACCTACTTGCTCCTGTTAGTGAAATAAATACTTATGATAATTTATCTATGGATATTTATACTCTAGTAAATGTTACCAGAACAATGCCTGGTGGATCTGTTGTGACAATTGAATTATTCTGTCAAGGAGTAAATCACGACATTACTCCAACCAACTGGAACATGACAGTCTTTACAGCAGAGCCTCTTATCCAGGCTTTCATTTTAGACGCAGGTCCTGCGGATAATCCTAACTCACAAGGCGTACTTGCTGAAATGAGTCCAGTTCCAAATACTAATGCACTATCATACTAAAGGAGAAAGACAATGCCACTAGGCCCAAATGATGGATATAACCTGTTTACAACAGGCCAGGTCCTAACAGCAGCACAAGTTCAACACAACATGGCTAACCAGTCAGTTA